CTTACTGATGGACTATAAAATTGATTTCTGTGATTTTTTTCAAATGTCAAAGCCAAATGATTAAGATTGGATTTAATATAAGGTTTTTCCCATCCTTTAATTTTTGGGTAAATGTCATCGTCTGCTAAAAAAACAAAATCAAAATCCTCAGCTAATTCCAAGCATTTATTTTTTGCTTTTGCTATTCCTTGCTGCTTATCAAACCTAAAATTTGCATTCTTTACTGGTATAGTTGATGCATCATCAACAATAAATATTTTAGCATTTTTAGGTTTATATTTTTTCCATTCAGCTAAAGAAAAATCTAAAACAGAATGCCTATTCCTAGTGGTTATACAGATTGCGATTTTTTCCATTGGATAAAGTTTGGGTGATCATTAAATAAAGTCTCGTTATATTTCTGGTTAAATAAATCTAATTTTGACCACATTAAATCATTCCTTTCGTCTATTGTTTTTGTTTTAAATGTCTGGCTTCCAATATGGTCAACTCTACTAGAAGGCACAAGCATTGGAGGTAAATCTATTTTTTTTAGTTGACCAATTAGGCTATTATCTGCAAACCAAAAATCAAAATCATTGTCCAAGCCTCCTATTTGATTCCATAAATCGCGTTTCATCATAAATGCCCATCCAGATAAATTCCTTCCGCATTGCCAACCAATTTCATTTTCTGTTATATCTTTTTGCCTAAAATCTTTTGGGGAAATTGGACTTACTATAGGATAGTCTGCTGAAATTAAAGCGTGAAGCCATCCATTTCGGAATATTAAATCATTATTGCAAAACATAATCCAAGGAGCATTTCCTCGAACCGCTCCAAAATTTAAATAGTAATTATAATTAAAATCTTTGTCAGGATTAAATGTACTTGCGTTTTTATAAAATATGTTTGGCATTGATTCAATTACAATGCAATTAATTCTCAATCCATTAGCACCTTTAATTGCCGTATCTATTGCCATTTGGGTAAAATCTTTTCCAAGTTTTTGAGCATTGCTTATAAACACAACATCTGCAACAATTTTTCCCATATTTGCTTTTTTATGTCTAATTTCTAAAATATCCTCTTGAGCGACGGTAGTCATATCATTATAATCGTAATAATAAAGCACCTTGTCTATCTTATGCTCAGTACTTATATATGGCCTTAATAACTTTGCATAGCCTGAGTCTTCAGCTCTTTTCAGTGAAGGAAAAGAAGCCTTTTTACTTATTGACTTTTTTATACAAGGAATATGGTTTGGCAACCTATGATATTCAGTTTCGGTGTTATAGTCTCTAATGTAATCTTTAGAATACCTGCAAATCTTTGGCGGATTTCCATTTAATGATACCTCGGCTAAAAATACAATCGCATCTGCATTGCTTTTTATGCCTTCTAAAAGGCTTAAAATATAATCTGAGCTTATCCTATCATCGCAATCAACAAATGCAATGTAATCGCCATTTGCCATGTCTACCAAAAGGTTTCGCTTGTCTCCAAGCATTATCGTTTTATTATCAATTAAATAGATAATTTCAACCTCCTTTTGGTCTTGCTCTGGCAATGCTTCTAATTGACCATAAAGCATATCCAATGATTTAGGCAAAAAGGTTTTTCTTCGCTCTGCTACTGAAGGAACTAAAATTGATAATTTCATTTAAACCAAATTATTCCTGTACCTGAATGATGACCAATATCTGTCCAATCTGCTTTCTGTTCTGGAATTTGTTCCCAAAGTTTAGAAAGCTCATCAAAAAGCAAAATGTCATCCATTAAAACTATTCCTTTCCATTTAATATCCCTTAAATGGTTTAATACTTGTTGTTCGTAAATTCCATCATGCATTGTGTCAATAAACAATAAATCAAAAGAATCATCAATAAATTTATGACCATTTTCCATTATTAAAAAATTAACATTCTCAGGCTTATAATTTAAAGAAATATAATCTTGAACATCATAGCTAAATACCTTGTTTCCTGATTTAGAGAGACAAAGAGCTGAATGTCCTCTAAAAGTCCCTAATTCCATAATATTACCTTTTACTTGGCCACCAATCCAGGCAAGTAATCTATAATGCTCTTCTCCAGCTTTCATATCTATATATTGAAAATTGGTGTCATCATTTGGAATTGATTCCATGATTTTAATCATGTCAATTGAATTAAGCGTTTTTTTTGTAGGTTTTTTCATAATTATATTTCGCCACAAGGCTTACAATTTTTTTTGAAATATACTTTGCAATCAGTCCCTTCATGGTTGCATGGTTCTTCATTAAAGTAAACCTGACCTTCACTAGCCTTAGAAGTAAACCGAAGGCAAGATAATTTTAGCTTGCATCTTTGAGGCTTACACATTGTAAATGTTGCCATATGAAATAATTTATTTTAAAGTAAATGATTTTGAACTAGTTAAACAAAAAAAGGCGAGAAATTTTCTCGCCCTTTTATACTAAACACAAACACAAAACACTATTAAGTAGTTTCAAGGATAGCCTTTGCAGCTGCAAAAGTTCCTTTAACCAATACTGGAGTATCGTTAGCAGAGATAAACTGCACCAAACGCTGCTCAATTCTTACAGTCTTCAAGTTGTCGATGAAGTCATCGCCAGACTCTCCGATAGCTACCTGCAAACCGCTTCTCAAACGTACGTTGATAACTGAAAGGTCACCACCTACAAAGTTAGCAGCAGTTCCAGTCAAAGCGTTGGTTGGGATAATGTTTACACCCCAAGCAGTAATTCCACCTTGTGCGTTGAAAGTAACGCCAGCTGGCAAGATATATTGCTTCTCTGCATCTTTCTCAGAAAGCATCAAGTGATACTGTCCAGTCTCAACAAATACTCCTGTAGCAGTTCCGTTAGCAGCTCTTACTTGAGCGATAATTCCGTGGATAACATCCCAGTTAGTAGCAGACTCAACACCACCAGCCATTGAACCGCCAGTGAAAGTGGTAGACTTAGAAAGCAAACCAGCAAGCTGTGGAGAAGTTCCGTTACCAGTAAACAATTGGTTTTCGATTACAGTCTCAACACGCTTTACACCATTGGTTTGGATGTAAGAAGCCAAGTAAGCAGCATCTTCCAACATTTCCATAGAAACCTTCATGTGTACACCGATTTTCTCAACCTTAGCTCTCTGCTCTTTGTATTGAACGTCGATTTGAGTTTTCTCAACACCTTCGCCAATCATTACTGGAGTTCCTTGCTGATCGTATTCTTCAACCCATACTGCATACTGAGTTCCGATTGCTCCAACACTTGCGTTAGCAAGGTAAACCAACAAACGCTGACGGATAGGAGAAACAACACCAGTAAACTCGGAGATTGTTACTTGTCCAGAAGACGCTTCGTTAGCGATTGTAGAAGCCAAAGTAATGGTTCCAACTGACTTCTCGTTAATTTCAAATACCAAAGGAGCTTTAAGACGAGCGTTAGGCTCAGACTTCAATCTTTCGATTTCAGCTTGTACTGGAGCATAAGCCTTCATGAAAGCAGTCTTGAAATCTTCACCGCTAACTTCTTTCTCTACTGCATTCTTCTGCATTGCAATGTCAAGCTTGTCAAGTTGCTTTTGCATCTCAGCAGCTTCTTCCTTAGTTACTACACCGCTAAGAGACTTAAGTAAGCTCTCAGCCTTTTCGAAAGCTTCGTTAGCTTTCACTTCTGCATTACTAGCCTTTGCCTTAAGAGCCTCGCCAGCTTCTGCAATTACTGCCTTTACGGCATCAATTGTTAGATTTTCCATGATTCAAATTGTTTTTTAAGTTCGTTAATTGTAATTATATCTACGGGCTCGGCTTCTTTAATCTCCAAAGTAGGCTCGGCTGGCTTTAGAAACTCCAAAAGTGATTTAAGTTGATTTTCTAGTTTTTCAAGTGTTTCATCGGTTGCATCTGATGTCTTTACAAACTTCTCAAGTCTATCAAGATATTCAAATGCATCAGCTTCGCTTTTAAGGTCAATAAACGTAGTTTCAGGATTAGCACCCAAAAATTGAACCGCCGAGCCTTCGTACATCATTACTTCCTTAATTAGGTTCGCTTTAGCCTCTTGGTCGAACTGCTCTTTAATAGTTCTAAAGCCAAACGAATGCTGGTTGATTAGTTCGCTCTCAATCATCTTCTGAAAGTCGGCTCCAGCAGCATGGCTACCAATTTTAGCCTCGTATCGCAATCCTTTATTGTCTTCGTAAAGATTGTTGATTTTTGCGACAACTTTATTTTTATCGTGATCTAGCAAGTACTTGATTAACTGCTTTCCTTGAGGGCCACGCTCCATTACTGTCTTAGTAAAAGCACCTGCCTCAATTACATCGCCATCCAAGTCTTTGTTGCCAAACATGGCAAAGTAACCCGAAACAATACCCTGTTTCATGTCGCTATCTGTAAAGCCTTGGTTTAATCCTTTTTTTACAAAACACATATCGCTAGTCTTTTCTAATTCCTTTAATTTATTCCTACTCCAAGTCAAAGCAGCCCTACCCCCCCATGCATCGTACATCAATAGACCACAACCATCAGAATAAGATGAAGAAGACTCTAAATCAACTTCATGTCTGCTAAGATAGCTAAACATTCTTTTAATCGTATCAACCGAAAGAGGTTCTCCGTTTGCAAGCTGATTTGCCCTCTGTTTTCCGACCGGAGTACCACATGGCCCCCATCCGTTCTCATCAACATATTTCAAAACTCTTTTGGCATTATTTCTAACCGCCTCTGGATAATCGGAATACGTTTGCTCGGCTTTCTCTAGCATTGCTTATTCGTTTAGACAAATATACAAATAAATAAAATTAACAAACAAAACTGCTTACAGAACAAATGTATCCTTAAAATACCTTCTAGCGTAGGATTCTGAAACGTAAACCACTACACATGAGCAGTTTATAGTCTGAGCAGCTCCTCCGTTTAAATCTCCAGGCTTGTCCATCAATACCTGAACTCCATTCGTAAAAAACACAAACGGCTGATCAAATCGTATCGGTTTATTCTGTGCTTGTATGTGCTGAATCCTTGGCTCTTTTGCACCTCCATGAATCCATAGTTTCCAAAGCTGAGTTCCTGTCTGATTTGCCCAATCTTGTGCCGAACGCTTTTTACCTTCGTTGTAAGCTCTTGTAGCTTCAGTCCTAGCAATTGCCCTAGCTCTTTTTATATCTGAAATCTGCTCAACCAACAATTCTTCAATCTGTCTTGGTGTTAATCCATCCGCAATACCTTGAGCAACTATCTCGTTAACTTTTTTTTGACTAGTATCCGTTACATCAAAGATTAACTGACCTAAATTAACAATTACCCAATTCTTTATAAACTCAAGCCAAGTGCTAAGAAAAAAATTATCTGGCAGAAACTTCTTCTCTCTATTGTCCTGACGAATCCGATTAAACTCTTTAGTCGCAGAATCAACAAATACAGCTTGATAAAACTTTACATAAGCATCTTGCATGGGCAACAATGGCACAACTGGCTTTGCTTGCTCTTTTAATGCCTCAGTAAATATTTTTACTCCAAGGCGCTCGTATTTCTTCAAATCCGCTTGCGCCGACCTTCTAACCTTAGAGTAATTTATTTTATTCATTTTTTATGCTTGGAAGTCCACAAAGTCCGTTGTAGCGTTTCCTAGTGCCTCATCGCTTGGAAGTACGTTGTTAGGAATCCAATGCACATCCATCGCTGGGTCTTCGCTAGCGTGCCAGTTTAACAAGCTTCTAACCTCATTGCCTGTAAAATATGGAGATTTGCCATAAGTATCCAAAATAACCTGCACATCAGGTTGTAACTCCGAGAATGATGAAATATCAAAGTCAATCACATAATCCATGCCGTAAGACATCCCTAGCCATTGCGTAAACTTCTCCTCAATCATTTGGAGCTGTGGCATAATCACATCGGTAACCAAAGCCTTCTGCGCGCCTTCCAAATTGGCATAGGTTGCGTTAGATGTAAACAATACAGGGTTAACTCCCCAAAGACCGCAAAGCGTTTGCAAATCCATGTTCTGAGAGTTGATAATGTCCATAGCCACAGGACTCAATCCAATTGCATCGTAACGCAAAGGAATTGAAGATGCAACAATCTTATTTAGGTTCTTATTACCGTTTATCCTCTCATCTATCCGCTCATCCATCTTAGCGCGCTGATCAGGGGATGGCCAGAACTCAGGGTTTGTGATATTCGGAGAAATAATTCCTTTTGCGCCTCCATTCTGGAAAGTCTTCTGCTTTGCCTCTGTCGCTTCGTTGTTAGCTTGCAATGTTGTTAAACCAGCCAACAGTGGAGGCATTCCACGAAGTTGAGCGCCATTCAAATCCCAAGTTAAATTTGTGGTTTTAATATGCAAAACTTCATTTGCTGGAATTTCAATGTTCTGATCTCCAATTATCAATTTATAGCCTCGTACTGGCTCAAATAAACTGCCAGCCACAATCTCGACATAGTTAGACGGCAAAACGTACATCTCCTTAATTTTGCCCTTATTTAGTCCTTCCTGTGGAGCAAAGCCGTAAACGAATATCTCGCCGCTAGTATTGTACCACGTTAGCATAGAATCCAAGAATTCCGCCCAAGTTTGCATTGGATTCGGATTCTTAATCAACTGGCTTACGGGATCGGTATAACTTACATCTTCAAGCTCC